TCAAAATTAACAAAGAAGTCCATACAGAACAAAGAGAAAGAAATACTCGAAGGACTTGATACCACAATTGACTGGAAGAATACAGGCGATAACTCTTATGATGGTGAAAAGCTTGCATTATTAGTACATGATGAAAGTGGTAAATGGGAGAGGCCTGATAATATATTAAATAACTGGCGCGTTACAAAAACGTGTCTTAGATTAGGTAGCCGGATTATTGGTAAGTGTATGATGGGGTCTACATCCAATGCGCTAGACAAGGGTGGTGAAAACTTTAAAAAGTTGTATTATGACTCAGACGTCACAAAACGAAACAGGAATGGACAGACTCGCAGTGGATTATATAGTTTGTTCATACCTATGGAATGGAATTACGAAGGATTCATTGACGCTTTTGGACTACCTGTATTCGATACACCATCAGACCCAGTTGAGGGACCGATGGGAGAGAGTATTGAGGTTGGAGTAATAGAGCATTGGGAAAATGAAGCGGAAGGTCTTAGAGGAGACCAAGATGCTTTAAATGAATTTTACAGACAGTTTCCAAGAACAGAAGAGCATGCTTTTAGGGATGAAACTAAAAATAGCATATTCAATCTTGTTAAAATATACGAGCAAATAGATTATAATGAAGATTTAAGAAGCTCGGGTGTTGTAACAACAGGTAATTTTCAATGGGAAAATGGTGTTAAAGATTCTAGGGTAATATTTACGCCTAATCCTTCCGGAAGGTTTAATATATCTTGGATTCCTAGTTATAATTTACAAAACCGCGTAATACTAAAAAATGGAGGCAAGTATCCAGGTAATGAGCACATGGGAGCTTTTGGATGTGACTCTTACGACATATCCGGTACTGTTGGAGGTAAAGGCTCTAAAGGTTCGCTTCATGGACTTACAAAGTTCAGTATGGAAGATGCGCCGCCAAATACTTTCTTTTTAGAATATATAGCTAGACCGCAAACAGCGGAAATATTTTTTGAAGATGTATTAATGGCATTAGTATTTTATGGCATGCCGTTACTTGCTGAAAATAATAAACCTCGTTTACTTTATTATTTAAAAAGAAGAGGTTACCGAGGCTATTCAATGAATAGACCGGATAAAACATTTAATAAGCTTTCAGCTACAGAAAAAGAAATTGGTGGTATACCAAATTCATCTGAAGATATAAAGCAAGCACACGCGGCCGCTATTGAATCTTACATAGATAAATATATTGGCTTGCAACAAGACGGGTCTTATGGAACAATGTATTTTAATAATACACTAAACGACTGGTCTAAATTTGATATAAACAACAGAACCAAGTTTGATGCGGCGATTAGTTCAGGATTAGCAATAATGGCATGCAACAGGCATTTATATACGCCTCAACAACAAAGGACAACTAAAGTGTTAAACTTTGGTTTTAAAAAATATAATAATCAAGGATCAATTTCAAAAATAATAGAATAAATGTCGAAAGTATTACCAAAGGGTATATTTCCTAGCCAAGCTGTTAGCGATGCTGAAAAAGCAGACCTGAAATATGGTATGGAGGTCGCTAAAGCAATTGAATCTGAATGGTTCAAGAGAGACAACGGAAGTGTACGCTATTACGCCAACAGGGATAACTTTCACAGATTAAGACTATACGCAAGAGGAGAGCAATCAATTCAAAAGTATAAAGATGAATTATCAATTAATGGTGATTTATCTTATCTTAATCTTGACTGGAAACCTGTTCCAATTATCCCGAAGTTCGTGGATATTGTGGTTAATGGTATTAACGAAAGAATGTATGACATCAAAGCATATTCTCAAGACCCAGCATCATTGCAAGAAAGAACGCAATATGTAGAGTCTATTGTTAGAGATATGCAAAATAAAGGATTGCTAGAATCAATGCAGCAAAACTTTGGATTGAATATGTTTAATACCAATCCAGAATCATTACCGCAAAGTAATGAAGAATTACAATTGCACATGCAGCTTGATTACAAACAATCAATTGAAATTGCAGAAGAAGAAGCTATTAATAATGTATTAGATTATAATAAGTATCATTTATTAAAGAAGCGACTTGATTATGATTTAGCAGTTATTGGTATTGCATGTGATAAAACTACATTTAATACCGCTGAAGGTATACGTGTAGAATATGTTGATCCTGCTGATATTGTTTACTCATATACTGAGTCTCCATATTTTGACGACTTATATTATGTTGGAGAAGTACGTAGAGTAAGTATTCCTGAACTTAAAAAACAATTCCCTTATTTAACAGAAGAGGATATTAAGGAAATTGAAGGTACTGGAAGTAACGCATTATTGTATAACAAAGGGTATGGCGCTGCGGATGCGCAGGATACAAACCATGTATACATAATGTATTTTGAATACAAAACATTCCAGAACCAAGTATACAAAATAAAGCAAACAGCTACTGGAGCTGATAAAGCAATTGAAAAGACCGACCAATTTAATCCGCCAAAAGATGAGCGTTCAAGATTTGAAAAAGTAAACAGGTCTATTGAAGTTCTTTATGAAGGAGCAAAAATAATTGGTCACAATAAATTACTTAAGTGGCAGATTGCTGAAAATATGACTAGACCTAAGTCTGATACGACTAAAGTTAATATGTCATACAACATTGTAGCGCCAAGAATTTACAAAGGCAAAATTGAATCACTAGTTAGCAGAATGACAAGTTTTGCTGATATGATTCAATTAACGCATTTAAAGCTACAGCAAGTAATGTCGAGAATGGTGCCTGATGGTGTATATCTTGACGCTGACGGTATTGCTGAAATTGATTTAGGTAACGGAACAAATTATAACCCGCAAGAAGCACTTAATATGTATTTCCAAACGGGTTCTGTTATTGGTAGATCAATGACACAAGATGGTGAGTTTAATCACGGTCGTATGCCTGTTCAAGAATTACAATCAAGTTCTGGTAACGGAAAAATCAATAGCTTAATTGCATCATACAATTATTATTTGAATATGATGCGAGATGTTACTGGTCTTAACGAAGCGAGAGATGGAAGTATGCCAGATAAGAATGCGCTAGTAGGTTTACAAAAACTTGCCGCCGCAAATTCGAATACAGCCACAAGACACATACTTCAAGCTGGGCTATATTTAACATTAAGAACAGCAGAAGCTATTTCTCTTAGAATATCTGACGTACTTGAATTTGGAAATACAACTCAAGCGTTTATTCAAGGTATTGGTAAATTTAATGTTGGAGCATTACAAGAAATTCAAAACCTGCATTTACATGATTTTGGTATTTTCTTAGAGCTTGCGCCTGACGAAGAAGAAAAACAATTGCTTGAAAATAATATTCAAATGGCACTTCAAAAGGATCAAATATTCTTAGAGGATGCTATTGATATTAGAGAAATTAAAAACATAAAGCTTGCTAATCAGCTACTTAAATTAAGAAGACGCAAGAAATTTGAACAAGACAGACAGGTTCAAATGCAAAATATTGAAGCGCAAACTCAATCAAATGCTCAAGCTGCTCAGGCTGCTGCTCAAGCAGATATGCAAAAACAACAAGCGGTTGCAGAATCCAAAGTGCAAATTAATAAAGCGCAAATGGAATTTGATATTGCTAAATTAGAAAGAGAAGCGCAAATTAAGAAAGAACTTATGATGCATGAGTTTGAACTTAATATGAAACTTAAAGAAGCTGATTTAAACGTAATTAATAGTAAAGAGAAGTATAAAGAAGATCGCAAAGATAAGCGAACTAAAATACAAGCTACTCAACAATCTGAATTAATTGAGCAGCGTAAAGGAACAACAGGTCCTAAAAACTTTGAATCATCAGGTAATGACGTACTTGGTGGATTTGGCTTAGAGTCGTTTGAACCTAAGTAATAATTAATAACTTATATAATATTTTATCATGTCAGAAAACACGAATGAACCAATCGTAGACGAAACTCCAACTGCGGCTGAGCGCGAAGAACAAGTGCTTGAAAATGCAGGGGTGAAGACTACGTTAGAAGACGGTGTTTACAAAGTAAACTTAAACGCTAACGAAACCCAAGAACAAGATGCCGTTCAAGAACAAGAAGCAGAGAGCAGCGTGTTGGAGCCAGTACAACAAAATGAAGAAAGCGGGCAAGAAACCAACATGGAACTGCAAGAAGTGGGAGAAGAAAACCCGGTTGTTGAAGAAGTAACCGATATTGAAGAACCCAAAGCAGAAGCAGAGGTAACAAAACAAGATGTTATTAATGAAGCTGCTGAAAAACCGCAAATTGAATTACCTGATAATATTCAGAAGGTTGTAGACTTTATGAATGAAACAGGTGGTACTCTTGAGGATTACGTTAGATTAAATACTGATTATAGTAATATTGATGACAATGCATTGTTACGAGAATACTATAAACAAAAGAAACCTCATCTGAGCTCTGAAGAAATTGACTTTTTAATTGAAGATAATTTTTCATTTGATGAAGAGTTAGATGAAGAAAGAGATGTAAGACGTAAGAAGCTTGCATTTAAAGAAGAGATAGCAGAAGCTAAAAACTTCTTGAACTCGCTTAAGGATAAATATTACGACGAAGTCAAGTTGGGTTCTCGTTTAACTCCTGAGCAACAAGAAGCGGTTAACTTCTTCAATCGATATAAACAAGAACAATCTGAACTGCAGCAAACGCAAGAACGTAGTATTAAAAATTTTGCAGAAAAAACTAATCAAGTATTCAACGAAGATTTTAAAGGTTTTGATTTCAAAGTTGGAGACAAAAAATTTAGATTTAATGTAAAAGATGTTAATGCTACTAAGGAAGCTCAAAGCGATATTTTAAATGCATTCTCAAATTTTTTAGATGAGAATAATACTTTAAAAGACGGCGCGGGCTACCATAAAGCATTGTTTGCAGCACGTAATGCAGATTCTCTTGCTAATCATTTTTATGAACAAGGCAAGGCTGATGCAATACGACAACTAAATGCACAATCCAAAAATATTAATATGGATGCACGCAAAAGCGCGGGTAGCGTTATTGAAGCAGGCGGCATGAAAGTTAGAGCAATAAGCGGCGATGATGGTTCGAAATTAAAAGTAAAACTAAAACAATAATTAAAACACACTAAAAAATGGCTGCAATTGCTAATTTAGGTACACCTGCGGAATTTACTCCGTATGTACAAAAAGTTGCCCTTTCAAGCAACTATTTAAACTTCCACGGGGCTGGTGGAGCTAACTGGTCTCAACAATACCTTCCAGATCTATATGAGGCTGAAGTAGAGCGTTACGGAAACCGTTCAATCTCTTCTTTCCTTCGTATGGTTGGAGCTGAAATGCCAATGTCTTCTGATCAAGTTATTTGGTCTGAGCAAGGTCGTCTTCACATTTTCTATTCTGGAACTGTAACTACTGCTGCTTCTGGAACAGTTAACATCGGTGAAGGACACGTTGTACGCGTTGGACAAACTGTTGTTATCGAGGACGCTAACGGAAACGTTGTTAAAGGTTATGTTTCTGCGGTTTCAGATGCTGATACTGATGGTGATCTTGATACTATTACTGTACTTCCTTACTCTGCTGCTACACTAGCTGCTGCTGGTTTTGCTGATGGTGAGGCTGTAAAACTTTTTGTATTCGGTTCTGAGTTCAAAAAAGGTACTGCTGGAATGAGCGGTTCTGTAGAGCCTAAATTCGAATCTTTCACTAACACTCCAATCATTATTAAAGACAAATTTGAGGTTTCAGGTTCTGACGCTTCTCAAATTGGTTGGGTTGAAGTAACAGGTGAAGACGGACAAACTGGTTACCTATGGTATCTAAAAGCTCTTGGTGATACTCGTACTCGTTATGAAGATTACTTAGAAATGACTATGGTAGAAGCTGAAAAAGCTGCTTCAGGATCTGCTGCTGCTGGCGCCGGTCTTAAAGGTACTGACGGTTTCTTCAAGCAAATCGAAGATAGAGGTATTACTGCTGATAACGTATTTGACGTTGCAACTGACCTTATCTCTGACTTTGACACTTTATTAGCTGAGCTTGATAAGCAAGGTGCTATTGAAGAAAACATGCTTTTCTTAAACCGCGCTTCTAACTTAGTATTTGATGATGCGCTTGCTAACATCTCTGCTGGTTCTGCTGGTGGTACTGCTTACGGTGTATTCTCAAACTCTGAGGATATGGCTCTTAACCTAGGATTTAGAGGTTTCCGTCGTGGATCTTACGATTTCTACAAAACTGACTGGAAATATCTAAACGACCACGCAACTCG